AACACTCATTCTTTTCATAAAAAAGTTTACATTAGATATTGCTTTCATTACTGAACCTTCATCATTAGCATCGTATACCATTCTTAATAAAGGTTCTGCTTCTTTTAATACATAAGGTGCAAGTGCATTTTTTGCTTTTACATCTAGTTCAGCAGGATTAATACTTTTGTTTAAAAATGCTGGATGATACATCTTAACATAATCTTTAATCATATCTGCATTGTTTGGAAACTCATCACTTTTATACATTATCTTAGCTATACCTCCCTTACCATCTCCTCTACCTGGTATTGGAGAATCTTCTAACATAGATGTTAATCGTCTTTGTGCTATAGTTCTTGTTTGTGCATTTAAATATTTAGCAACAATTTTACTAAGTTCCATTGTTTGTGGTTTTAAACCAGCAGCTATACCAGCTTCATAACTAGGAAATTCTTTTTCTAATAAAGATGCATTCTTACCACGCATACCTGCAGCATTACCTTTAGTAGCTATCTCTCTTATTTTTTCAAACATAGTAACATCATCTGCAAATTCATTTAATCGCCAAAATCCTGTTACATAATTTTCATAAAATGAAAACAGTAATTCTGTATCTTGATGTGTAGCATATGATTGATTGTAAACTTTTTCACGAACAAGGTTAGCAATTTTAATTTCATGTGGAGATAAATTTATCTTAGCTCTAGCTGCATCATCTGGAGCTTGCATCCATTTAACTGCTGCTACTTCTCTTTCAGGTGTGCCTAATTCATAAGCAATACGATTAGCAACAATATTAATATCTTTATTTGATTCTTGTACAAATATTCTATAATCTTCTAGTAAATAACGAGATATAGCTAAACTTTTACCTTGTGATATTTGTTCAGCTTTACCTAAACTTATAATATCTTTTTGTCTAATCTTAGGATCTAAATAAAATTCTGGTTCACCTTTAATAGATATGTCATCTAAAGTTTTACCTTCAGGTAGTTCTTTTTTAAACTCATTAAGTTTACTAGCAATTTTAGTTTCACCACCTTCTATAACTCTTTTACCAAATTTAAGGTGATTTAATCTAGTTATGTAACTACCCATTGCTTTACCTAATGTAATAGTACCAGCTCCTACCGCAGCCATTTTCCAAAATTGTTCATCTTCACCACTAGCAAGATAACCACCAGCTCCAAGTAAAGCTCCTACCATTGCAGGAGTTTCTGCTTTTTGTACAATATTACTAATATGATAAAAACGAGTATTAGCTTTTTGTGTTAATTCATTATAGGCTTCTTTAGTAAAAGAACCTACTTCATCTTCAATTTGTTGTCTGTATTTATTAAACTGTTCTCTATGTCTAAAAGTTTTAAACAGTGCTTCTTCTTCTATCTCGGCTACACTTGAAAGTTTAAATCTATAGTCATTTTTAACTCTAGCTATATTTTTTTTGTATTCTAAAAAGTCATCAAATTTTGAAAACTTATTTTTAAAGTTTGCTTTCCATATACTTTCTAGTTCATGATTAATAAGTTTAAATTTATTAGTTGTTCTATTGTAATAGACACCAGGTTCTTCTGCATGTTTGTATTGAAACTTTTTACTCCAATCTTTATTAGGAGTACCATCTTCATTAGTTGTCATTTTTTTTATGTAAGCATTAGCTTGTGTAGTTTCACCATAAACAATATCAGTATCTTTAAGATTTAAACCAGGTTCTTTTTCTGCTACAGTTTTAAAATATCTATCAAGTATTATACTTGGATTACTTGTTACTTCATCTAAACTATATTTTAATGCAGTAGGATCTGTTTTAGCTTTTTCTATTATGCCTGCTTTATACTCATCATTAATATCTCTTCCACTTTTATTTAATAGTTTACCAAGTTTAGATGATTGAGTACCTATTAAAGCACCCATAGCAAATGCAGCACTACCACCTAATGCAGTTTCTGTAGCTAATCTCTTAGGGTCAAGACTACCATCTTCTGATAGTTGTTGTATGCTACTATAAGTAGACATCATAGGAACAGATGCTACAGCTCTAGATGTACCTTTTACAGTTCTTGGTAAAGTTGTTGCAACTTTTTGTGCAGTCTTAGTAGCTTGTATACCTTTAGCAATCCAACCTTCCCAGAATAAAGGGAATACTAAATATGGATC